AGAGGCACTTGGTTTTACCAAAGTTGCTTTTTTACCAGCAATTTTGCTTACGCCGTAAGTTTCACTGTCGTCCATTTTAAAAGAAATTGCCATTTCGCCTGCTGATAATGCTGCTGGCAAAACACCTGTTTTCAAAACACAAGTAAACAAACCTGCTGTTTCAATTTCTTCACAAACAAACTTTTTTGAGCCTTTTTGTTTAACAATGTAACCTTCTTTAACGCCTGAGCCGTTATGAAAATTTACCTTGATTTCATTTCCGGCTGCTGTAGGACCTACGCCTGCCTTTCCGAAAAATCTTTTATTAAGTGGTCTTCCCATTTGTTTTCTCCTATAATAGTAGTCCAATCCGGGTTCTATCCGGTACGCTGTGGGTTAAACAGCATAAGTCCGCCACATTATGCGGCTCGCTATCTGACACAAGTATTTATCCTTTACTCAGCAAAGCCATTAGTTCAACTTTGCTTATAGTGTTTAACAGTGCATTAATTTTGTCTATTTCGCCTTGAGCTTTTTCTATGTACAGTTCTTTTTTGGATTGTTTGTATTTGATAAGATAATCCATATAATGTTTCATATGGATATCGATTGAATCTTGTATACGTCTTACATCATGGCTAAACATAGGAAAACGTTTACGCCACTTTTGTAATTGTTCTCTTAACTTGTCAAAATCTTCATGACTTTTTATTTCAAGCATACTAATATTTAACACTCAAAATGCAGTTTTGTCAAGTCATAAAAAAAGGGCGACATAAATGCCGCCCTTTTAAACACTGTGAAGTGTAATTTATTGCTTACGCAAATCTTAGGTTCGCTGATGTTACAGCCACTTTACCTAAGTAGTCTGCCGCATTACCAAGAGATGATGCAGTGTTTGTTAACTCTACATAACCATATCTTGTCATGAAACTTACTACTGGCTCAAAAGTGCCTGGATCAAGAACCACACCGCTTGACATTAAAGGAATGTATGGGCAGTAGAACGCTGCTGCGTCTGATTCGCTTGAACCTTTGTAACCAATGATTACATCGTCTGATGTAGCATAACCGTTAACATACACTTTCATCGCACTGTTTAAAGTTCCTACAAACTTAGTGTTTGTTGGTGCTTCAAAAGTACCTTCAGTTGTTCTTGCAAACGCTGAAGTTGTAGCAGATTGTAACAAAGTTAATACTGTTGGTGAAACAACAGCCCAGTTACCTGCGCCACGACGTGTACGCTGTGCAATCAAGTTAGCAACTCTGTTGATTTGAACTGCAAGTGCTGCGTGTTCATCACCAACGAAAGTAGCAGTACCTGACACTGCGCCTTGGTCGTATGTTAATGCGGCTGTACCAGCCAATGTTGATAAAGAAGTAATCACTTCCTGATCGATCTCAGCAGTAATTTCCTGCGCTAACGCAGCCATTACTTCAGCCTCGATATCAATCCCTTGCTGTGCTTGTGCATCCTGAGCAGCCTCAAAAGTCCAGCGAGCTGATAACTTACGAGTTTTGGCTTCTACAGTTTGCTTCAAGATTTGAATTGACAGTCTGTTTCCTGCTTCACCTTCTAAAGATGCAGTAGAACCAGCCTTGATGTCATCATTTCCTGAATAACCTTCAGCAATTTTGAAAGGTGATAATGCTTCTTCACCTGCAGTAGCACCAGTTCCTGAACTTGAAGTAAACGTGTCTGCGTATCTTACTCTAAGTGTGTGGATCTGTCCTACTGGTCCAGTCATTGGTTGAACACCAACTAATTCATTTGCGATGACAGTTGGCATTACACGTCTGATAACTGGTAAAATGACGCGATTTAATGTTGCGACGTTGCCGGCAGAAGTTGCACCTGCTGTAGCACTCTCTGACAAATACTTACGGGTATTTTCCAGAGTCGTTGCCATAACAGTACGCTTATTACCTTGAAGACCTTCTAAAAGGGCGTCTTTGGTTTCTGACCAGCGTGACTCTAATAGTTGTGACATTGTTTGTTCTCCTTAAACTTTTAGTCCCGCAAGCCTGCGGATGTCAAAAATCTCAGCGGTTTTTTGCTCTGATCCGCCGATTGCTTGTGCCTGTGTTTTATCGCCTGTTACTTCTTTGCCTTCTGTCAGCGCCACCTTCTCTTTCTTCGGTACATTTCCTTCCATTACGGCTGAAATATACTTGTCAAAGGTTGCGTGTAATTTATCTGTCTGCACAGATTCTAAAAGTTCGCCCATAACTTCCTGCTTATCTTTAGAAAGAGGTGACATCAATTCTGACATTACTTCTTTCCTTTCTGCAGAGTCATTCATACGAGCGATTTCAGTCTCTTTGCTTTCAACTAGTTTCTCAGCATCAGCCGCTTTGGCTTCTGCTTCTTTAACTGCTTCTTCTTTCTGTTTTACAACTTTAAGAAGTTTTGCTGTTTCAGATTTTTCATTAAGATGGCTAGTTGCATATTCGCTTGCAAAACTTTCAAAAATTCTGCGACCAAAATCATTCTTGCGTGCAGCCTCGATATCTTCTTTTAATTGAGTCATTTCAGAACGCAGTCCTTTTGAAACTGTTTCCTGAATTGCTTCAGATGCTTTATTAATAAACTCTTTCTTAACAGCCTCAAACTTAGCCTTGCTATCTCTAACAAGTTTAACTTTTGTTTCTGCAAGATCCTTTTTATCAGCATGGAATTCTGCGATTTCTTTCGCCAATGAATTCACAATAAAAGATTCTAACTTGGCAACATTGCCTGCTACATTCTTACGATCTTCACGAAGTTCACCTAGTTCCTTTTTCAAGTTGTTAAGAACGAATGATTCCATTGCTTTAGAATCTTTCTTCATTTTCTTAGCGTACTTGGCTCTAGCCTCAATAAGTCCTTGACGGTCTTCAGCAAATTCAGATAATTCAGCAGTAATTCTGTCTGAAAGCATCTTATCTACTGCTTCAACCATTGCAGTTTTATCGTGCTCATACTTCGATGCAAATTCTTCACGTAATTGTGTAGAGATTGTGTCACGGTTTTCTTGAACAGCAGTTTCCCAAGCGGATTCAATCTCCGACTTAGTTTCCTCGGAAATCACATTGTTTTCAAACAATTGTTTAACAAAGTCTAGCATGTGATATTCTCCTTAAGATTTAAGACCTTGAATTAAATTTTTCAAGCTCTCTGCTATATAACGTTGTGCCTGTGCGTCGCCTTGTACTTCTTGTGCTACTTTAAATGCCTCGTAACCACCTTTATTATTCATAAGGTGTTCATAAACTGGTGTTGGATAGGCGCCTGGTGCACTAGGTTGTGCTACCACATCCACAGTAATAATTTCAAATCCTTGAACATTACCACTTGGATCAACTTCGCCTGAACCGCGACTAGAAACTCCTAATTTAACTCCCGACTCCAACATGGTCGAAACTAATTGACCCATTGGAGTTGGAAGCATTTTAAGTTTTCCGTAGCCGTTAGGACCGTCCATCCACATATTAGTAATCATATGTGAAACACGGTCGAGGTTGATACGTAAATCTTGAGGATGATCAACTTCACCTAGCACTGAATACCCCCCAGAAATCTGTTCGTTGAGCGTCTTGACAGCCCTATCAATTTCTTTCGAAGAATAAACACGTTGATTAGCATTACGAATGTCACCTTGGATACAAATACCACTTAGGTGTAACGTTTTGCCATTCTCGCCTTCATCACGTTCTACGACGATTTTAGCCTGGTCGAAGCTCAGATGTTCTTGTAGGTTAGTTTTCAACCTTAGTCTCCTCTATTATCTACGACCACGGAAAATTGACTGCTTGTTGTCAGCGTTCTCAGCAGCGCCTTTCTTTTCAGCACCATGTCCTTTTTCGTTGGACATTTTTGTAGCACCTTTTGCGCCAGGAACATTAACATTACCTGCATTATTTTCTTTAGGTGTAATATCTGCTAGTCCGCCAGTATTTTTACCTGACTCTTCACCGCCTTTTACGATGTTAGCACTTGTTCCACCCATGTCATTCTTCATGTTATCAACAACTGATTTTTTGTTGTCTGCTGCTTCTGCGCTGCCTTTTGATTCAGCACCGTGTCCGCCTGCAACTTTTTCAACATACTCACGCATTGTTGCTAGTTCAGCGTCGCCTTCTGGATCTGCAGATGCTTCAGGAGCAAAAGTTTCTTCTTCTTTTTTGTCCATGTCCATCTCTTCACCTTCGTCGCCTTTGATTTCGTCGAATTTTGCTTGTAATTCGTCAACGATTGAATCTAAATCTTGGAATAACTCTTCTGGCTCTTTATCGCCTTCTTCGTCATCACCTGTGATGTCTGCTTCTAAATCGTCTGTAGCGTCTCCGCCCATAGCGTCCATCTCATCTTCATCGTCTGCTTCTACAGCAACGTCTTCAAATTCTTCATCAACTTCTTCGTCTTTTGAAGATTCGTCAACTTCTTCGTCTTTGTCAGATGCTTCATCTACTTTTTCTTCTTCAGCATCGTCATCTTTAGACGCTTCGTCAACTTCTTTGTCTTCAGCATCGTCATCTTTAGATGCTTCGTCAACTTCCTCATCTTTTACTTCTTCTTCGATAAGGTCTTCATAAATTTCTCTTGATTTTGATACCACATACTCGTGGAATAACTCTTCTGCTTTTGCAGCGTCGTCGTTGACCAAATGCTCAAGCATTTGTTCTAATGTTGTTTTATCTGCCATTGTATTCTCCTTTATATATATTGGTAAGGCTGTTTGTTAATGTATTTACATTTTACTTATAAAATTGGGGTAAAAAGGGTGTTTTTTGATTCATTTACTATTGATATATAGTTCCTTCAAAGGTTTTACCAAAATCTTCGATAGAAACGTGTTTTAAGTTAGAATATTGCGGTCCTAACTTATCTGGAATATATGCGCCTGCATTTATGACTCTATAAAACTGTGTGTGCGGAAACTCTTTAATTACTTTTTCAGTTTGTGATAACCAATTACCAAAAAAAGTAGCAGAATCAGTGCTTTTTTTGTAATTATGTGTATCTGCATACACATTATTAAACTTTCCGTGCAGTCCTTGATAGTCAAAACCGTGAATATAAATGTTTTTATGTCCGTTCTTTGCAGCAAACCATAGTGCTGTAGGACCACTACTCCAGCCTTTATGCGGATTAAAAAGGTTTATTTTGTTGCGATCTTTAATACCTTTATTAGGATTAGTCCATACAGTACCTTTATTTGCGTATCCAGAATCAATTAATTCGTTAACCATCTTAACATCAACAGCAACAAGGTAATGCGGATCAAATTCTCTATACTGGGCATTGCACCCGTATACTGTTCCTATATCTAAAAGGGATTCACAATTCACATGTAATCTGCTCTTGCCATTGCCAAGAACAAATGCTATATCTTTGTGTACTGAGTTGTGTTTATTCTTCTTGCTCAACTGGTGTTCCATACATTTGACTTATGAAACCCGCTTCACTTTGCTTTTCTGCTTCGTGGGCTTCTGCTTGTAGACGCAGTTGATTTATTTGACCCAAGGTAAGTTTGATTTTTCTAGTATCATCTAATTCAACAACAGACGAATCTTCCTTGTTGTCGTATCTACGATCAACAGCAAAATCATTTATCTCATCATTAAAATAGAAAAATTCTTTTAAAAGCATACTGTATTTATTACTGTGCAGGAATTTCTGCTCCAGCATCTCCCTCTGGTTGTTCTGCTGCCGCTGCAACTTCTTGTGGTGCTTCAGCATCTTGTGTTGCAGCATCTGCTGCTATACCGCCTGGAGTAATGCCTGCGCCTCTTAGTTCGCCAGCAGCATCACTATCAACACCTACAAGATTTTGACCGTTTTCTTCACGCCATAGTCTTTCATTTTCTTTAATCTCTTCTTCAGATAAACCTAAGTAACGTTTTAGTGCAAAACGTTTTGATAAATGTGGAACCTGTTGCAGTGTTCCAAAAATATTTGCTCTTGTTGTATCTAACTCTGCTTGTCTGTATGCTGCAAAGTTTTGTGGTGGATTAAATTTTAATTCAAATAGGCTTGGATCAATATTATATCCGTTTTTTGTTAACCAAAATTTGAATTCATGATCAAAAGATTCTACAATATTACTTTGTAATCTTTCACAGTATTTGTTAAATCTTAACTCTTGTATGTAAGCAGTTCCTACTTTACCATCTGATACAGTGTTTGCTTGTTCATCAATTGATGTTGGCAAATAACTTGCAGGAATACGTAATGCTCTAAACAGTTTATTTGTAAAATATTTTAAGTCTGTAATTTCACCTAGGTTAGTTCCACCTGGTAATGTTTCAACTTTAGAACCTCTTCCTTCTGCTGTTTGTGGAAAGAAGTAATCTTCATTAGTTGATAGTGGATTATAACTTGCGTCAATAACACTAGTTCCGCCACCTGTTGAACTAGGAATACGTCTTTGTTGTATTTCATTTTTAACTTTTTCAACAAAGCTCATTGCCATGTGTGCAGGCATGTTACCTACATCAACATAAAAAATTCTTCTTTCTGGAGCACGTTGAATTCTGTAAATGATAATTGCATCTTCTAGCAATTCTTTTTGCTTGTAAACTTTAAACACACTTTCAAGTAATGA